TTAGGACAGCGGATATTGATTGCTGTTGTCCCTGCCCTTGAGGCTTTAGTCGGTGTGGTTGAAACGCTTGTTACTGCATTTACTTCTTTGCCTCAACCATTGCAAACGTTAATTGCATCAGTCACAGCTTTGGGCGCAGCATTCCTTTTGTTGTCTCCTTTAATGGGCGGAGCTCTAGTTATTTTAAAGGGCTTTGCTGCTGGATTTGGGGCTCTAGTGGCACTCCTTGTCAAGTTAAAGATAGGGGCAATCTTTTTGGCAATTGGTGCATCTCTTAAAGGTCTTGGCGTAATCCTTGCAGGTATTTTCTCTGGCCCTGTCGGCTGGATTGCGCTTCTTGTTGGCGCTGGTGTTATCATCTACTCTTTCCGTGATCAAGTAGGCCAAGCACTTAAAGCAATTGGCAACTTTTTCAAAGCAGGTTTTCAAGTTGTTGGCGACATTTTAAAAGCAGCGGCGAAGTTCTATATGGACTTTTACGTGAAGCCAATCTTAGGCTTTGGCCAGGGGTTAGTTGATGGCTTGGTTTCAATGTTCCAAAAACTTGCTGAAACTGTAAAAGCTCCATTTGTTGCAATTGTTGGTTTTATTAAAGGCATTATCAACGGAGTGCTAAGGGCGATTGTTGGCGGCATCAATAACGCAATCGGTTTGATAAATCGTTTGATTTCTGGTTACAACCGATTGCCAACGCCAGACATCCCGTTGATCCCGCAAATGAATGTTCCGCAGTTTGCGAAGGGTGGCGTCGTCAATGGCCCAACGCTTGCAATGGTCGGAGAGGGTGGCGAATCTGAATACATTGTTCCCCAAAGCAAAGCATCTGGGTTTGCAAAGAATTGGATGGCTGGCCGTCGCGGGATTGGTGCCATCCCTGGTTTTGCTGAGGGTGGCGTCGTTAATGCAGGTAGCGGCAGCGGCGGGACAGGCAACACAACAGTGCAAGTTACAACCGGCCCTGTCCTGCAACAAGAGGGCAAGAATTACGTGACAGTGAGAGACCTTGAAGGGGCGCTTAAACAACTCAGTTCTCAGATGTATAGAAATCAACGGAGCTATGGCGGCCGCCGCTTCCAGGGGGTCGCAGGATGAGCAGATCCCAGATGGCAACGCTGCGTGTTTTTAGCGGTGGCACAACTTATGTGCGTTGGCAAAACTATTACGTGAACACGTCACTTAGTTTTTTGTCTCAAACTTGGGAGTTTTTCCCTTTTGAATTTGGAGGGATTAGCGAGAGCGCCGCGCCTGGGGGTAATGAATTAACAATTACTGTGCCAGCCACTAGCACTGTTGTCAGTTCATTTTCAGAAGCGCAGGCGAACTTGAGACTGTGTGAAGTGACTTTGTACGAATTCAGCGCATACGCTTCTCAAAGCGTAGCCCCAACAACTTACACAGTTGTGGCTTCGCACTTGGGGCAGGTCTTAGACTTAGGCGGATCTTTCACTGAGCTTCAAATTGGCTTGGGAACAGTCTTGTCGCCTGTAGGCTCTCAAGTCCCTCCACGCACCTACAGCACTTCATTGATTGGCTCACCTTTAAGACGATGACAATTCAGGTTTCTGATCCGCTGCAGTTGTTGCCCTATCAGTCTGGGGCTGTCACGTCTCCAGGCAAAGAGAGCGCGGCCAATGCTTCTGCGGACCTCAACCGACCTCAGCAGATGGCAAAGGTTGGCGAATCTGTGCCTATTGTTTTTTGTCGCAGAAGAAATAACAATGGGGGCGTTTTTGTGAGCCCAAAAGCGACAGAAGGGAGATATGAAAATGGGGTTATAAACTTGGTCATAAGTGAGTTCGGCTCGTCTCAAGTCACAAGAGTTGCAGAGTTTTTGGATGTAAAACTTTGCCTTGTAATAAGCGAGGGCGATATAGGCTCTCTAAAATTAAACGACATATTCCTTGGCGGATGCAAGCGCGGCACCTACGCGCAGACTTATGACAGAAGAGCCGGGACGTGGATCCCTGGCAATTTTATTGATGATTACTTAGACGCTACAGTTACAGGCAACACGTTCCCACTTCCTTTACAAGTGGGCGAATCATTTTACATGAAAGATATTGGAAAAGTTTATTATGTTGTAGCTACAACTTTTGCGTCGGCTAGGGATCACATTGATTACAATTGCCCTGAGTATTGCGGCACTTCTGGCAGCTATGACAACATGACTGTTGTCAGTTTTGAAAATAGATTTTTTAGCCTAGACAATTGGGATTTGCAAATTCATGTTTTTGTCAGGGAAGGGATGAAAGTTACACGGCTGATTGATAACACTTTGGGGCCGAGCGATAACTTTGTGGATCTTGCAAAATATCTGCTGGATAAAAGCTCAGCCGTACCAAGTGATCTAATTGATAACACTTTGCTTACATCTGCCGCCAATTTCTGCGAGGCAAACTCATTTTTCTATAACGGCAAGCTAGAAGAATCGGTAAATCTTAGCGATTGGATGCAAGCCCACGCGCATTTTTTCCTTTTAAGGTTTTCAAAAGTCAATGGAAAATTTGCATTTAGGCCAACGCTGCCAGTGAATTCAAACCACACAATCAAAACGACAACTGTTTCTTATAAATATGGATTCACTGAGTCTGACTTGCTGCCGGACGGTTTTGAAATCCAATACATCCCTTTGAGTGAAAGAAACGCTGTCATCATGCAAATGATGTGGAGAGAGCAGCCAAGCGGAGACATCGGTTTTGCACGAACTACAAACGTTAAATTCTCGGGCACGTCTTCTGATGGTCCTTTTGAACAGCACGACTTAAGTCTTTTTTGCACGAACGAAGATCATGCGGTAAAGGTTGGCACTTACATGTTGTCGCGCAGGCGGAACATCATGCACAACCTGCGCATCACGGTTAGGCCCGGCAGTCACTCAAGCATTTTATCTGTTGGCGATCTTGCCAGAGTTAGGCTACGGCGTGAAACTGCTGTTGATCAAGTTGAATATCATGATTTCTTGTATGAAATTGATCGAATTGAAAAAACAAGTACAGGGCCGATTACTTATGACTTAACGCATTTCCCTATTGATTCACAAGGTCGAAGCGTTGTTGCGCTAGACGTTGCTGGAGCAACTGGGCCAGGGATTGTTTTAGACGCTGGCAGACAAAACTTTGATTGTGATGTAAACACCGCTGCAACAAATTTACCAAACATTGGCCGGGGGCCGTTTGATGGCACTGGGGGCACTCCAAACACCCCAACAGATTCAGATGTGAATCAGGATCTAACTCCTGAAGGAAACGATGACCCGAATTCCCCTGACTACATTGGTGACGGCGGTTCTTCAGCGGGAAATGCTTTCAGAGATGGTTCTTCTCAATCTGGAGCAATAGACAACCCCACAGACCCTTACGACCAAGAGCCGACGCCAACAATTCAGGGTTACACCAACACGCCAGTTGCTGGCGATACTTTGACGTTTACGCCAGGTTGCGCGAACCCGTTGATCAAGTGGTATCTCATCGACATCAACACAGGCGTTAAGACTCAAGTGACAAGCGGCGTGGCACAGCCTTACATTGTTTCAACCACAGCGCAACAAGCTGGCGTAAGGGTTTATGCAGAGGGTTGTTGCCCTGACCCAGGGGCGCCTGGCGGTTATGCGGTCTGCGTCGAATCGGATACCGTTGATGTGTTCGATGAAATTATTGATTGCCCTGGCGGTGGTGATGCAGGCGGACAGGGCGGTTCTACAAAAGTTATTAATGTTGGCAGTGCCTTCCCTGGCTCGTTTACCTTTACTTACACTGCTTATACGATTCAGGATCGGTTTGTGATCTCGGGCGCAGCATCACTCGACACAGGCTTTGTCAGTGGCATCAATGTTCCTGTCACTGTTCAAAAAACAAGTGCTGGCAGTTTGATCACTGTGACCGTCTACGCGCCCACAAGTGGGACGGCATGGAATTATTCAGTTGGCTGCGCTTCTTAATTATGTCTAGCTTCATCACTGTTCCACCTTCGCAGCGCGTCTTAATCCCTGGGGAAGCGGTTAGCTCTCAGTTGCAAATGTTGAACGGAGATCAGCACAATGTAAGGCAAAGTAACGCTACTTTAAATCACACTTTGAGGCTAAGTTATGCCGCCTTGACAAACCTTGAAGCGTTTTCTTTGGTCAGCCATTATTTTTTAAACGGTGTTTTTTATGGTTTTGATTTGCCTTCAGAGGCAACGCAGGGCATGAGTTTAACAATTCCTTCTGGCTATCTTTGGCGTTATGCCGGAGCGCCAGAATGTGAGAGCAGCTCTACCTCAACTTCTGTGTCTGTTGAACTTGTGCTAAAGCCTCCTAGCCTGACCTAATTATGGCCGATTTCCCTACTATTTCCCCGGATTCAATCGCGTTTGAGTTAGGCGGGATGAATGTTTCCGAGGCCGCCGCAAAGACTGTTGGGGGCGTTTATTTTAGGCACAGTCTTAAGACCGACAATGTCACCTGTACTGTTAGTTTCCAAAACATTTTAAGTTCAGCAGTTGAGGAAATAAGAAACCATTATTTTGCACGGGGCGGTTCATCTTTGCCGTTTGGGGTAAATCATTCTTCCTTTTGGGGTGCTATTAATGCTGTTCCAACAGATTCAACGTACAGATACAATTCACCGCCAGAGGAGGAGCATTTTGGCGTTTATAACAACGTCACGGTTTCGTTCTTGGTAACACTGGGTTCCACTTTTGGACCGGCTCCGTCCACTCCAGGGGCGCCACCATCAGGGATCGCCAATTTTTATCTCCTCGTTGGTGAGCCTGCTCAATTGGGCAGCTTGGCGTCTTTTACCAGTTACGCTTTTTCAGGCACTGCGCCATTTATTTTGGACGCGGATGACGCTGATCCTTCAGTAGCCACCAGCCTTATACTGAACGCCGGGGGCGCTGCATCATGACGGCAACAAACGTTCGAGTTCAGATGCAACAGAGGCGGGATACCGCTTCTGGCTGGTCTAGCGCAAACCCAATACTTTTAAGTGGTGAGCTGGGATACGAGACAGACACCAACAAATTTAAAATTGGGAATGGCTCTACAGCATGGAATTCCCTTGCCTTTGTCCCTGGATTTGCGATCAGTGCTTATCCACTAGCCACTGCGGACATTGCAGACAGTGCAATCGCTACGGCAAAGATTGCAAATGATGCTGTAACTGCCGCCAAGCTTGCTAATACAAGTGTTTCCGCAGGCTCTTACACGACAGCAGACATCACAGTTGACGCCCAAGGTCGGGTAACGAGTGCAGCTTCAGGAACAATCGGAACCTCTGGGCTGGCTGATGGTTCGGTCACAACTGTCAAGATTGCAAATGATGCTGTAACTGGTGACAAGCTTGCAAATGACATCACGATCGCTAACAACCTCACGGTTACAAACGATTTAACTGTTAACGGCACAACAACAACAATCGATTCGACCACGCTTGTGGTTGAAGACAAGAATATCGAGATTGGAAAGGTTTCGACCCCTACAGATACAACGGCTGATGGTGGCGGTATAACCCTAAAAGGTGCCACGGATAAAACCATTAATTGGGTCAA